ACATCGAGACGGTGCTCTGCGGTGTTACGATGCCTTACACGGAAGCGAATTACGCTATCGCCCAGGCGGAGGCATACCAAGGGCAGATTACCGTGGAGGACGATGGACAGCCGGAGCCGGAACCGGGAGCCGAGGACATTACTCTTGATATGCTGGCAGACCATGAGGAACGCCTGTGTATGTTGGAACTCACCACAACCACTGTATGACAGGAAAGGAGCAGGACCATGACAACTGTATACAATCTTTGCAAACTGCTGATTGACCGTGGGCGGACTGACGGCCTCCAGGAAAAAATGGACGTGTACCTCGCCGCCGACAGGCTGACCCCGGAGGAATACAACGCTCTCAGTAAAATGTTGACTGCGGAGGCGGCAGAGTAAGGAGGCCCAAATGGACGAGAAGTGCATCCTGGACCCGCAGAGGGATTGCCTAGGGCTTGCCAAAGCGAACATGCTGGAAAAGCAGATGTCGGAATGGCGGGAGGCATCCCGCAGCACCCACAAAGAACTCTTTGACCGGATGCGGGAACTGGAAAAGGCGGAGGCCGCCCGGAATGAGCAGTATGACAATATCATGGAGAAGCTGGACCGGCTGATCGCATGGCAGGAGGCCGAGCAGGCCAAGCCGAAAAAGCGGTGGGAAGCCATCGTGGACAAGTCCGTGTGGGCGGTTCTGGCGGCTGTGATTGCGTTTATTTTGGCCCGCATTGGGCTGTAAAAAAGCGACGCCCCCGAAGGAGCGCCGCAAGCCCGTAGTATTCGTTGTCTCCGTCCATTGCGACTTAACGCGGAGGGAGCGCTATCAAAACAGCACACGTCTGCACAACGGGCAATAACATCTTACATCATTAGAAACCGGCGGTCAAGCCGGATATTTGAAAGGAGCTTACTTATGACTACCAACGAAATTCTGAACAAGTACACCACTGGCGAAATGACCCTGCCCGAGGCGAACGAGGCGCTGAGGGAGGCGGAGGCGGGCTTTACCCTGGACCCCAACCGCAATGTAATCACTCAGGAGGAGTTCCTGGCGACCACGGCAGGGGAGACTCCCGACACCGTCAACGGCTATGGCCTGATGGACCAC